TTCAGTAGTTTCAACAATGTTGCCAATACTATCAATTGATTCAACCTTCCATCTTCCATGTTGTTCTGCTTTTTTTGTAAAGTGCGCTTTTAAGTGACTGATTTCTCTTTTAGAATCAACACAACAAGGTTCAAAGATATCTAATTCCCTTGTTGCTGCGTTACTTGCTGCAATCGTCTCTCTACAATATTTGCATACCATTTGTAACATTACTTACTCCCTTCAACGACATTATAATATATTGCCCACATATATTTTAACGACATTCGTTTTTTAACTGTAATAAGCTTATCATCGAACGCTTTGCTGGTATTCAAAGTGCTAAGATCTACCTTGTATCTATCTTTGAACCATTTGCAAAACGCTGATGAGTGTTCTAACTTAGTATAGTATAGATGATCCTTTGCTGAATATAATTCTTTCAACTAAGATATCTCTATTTTGATACTACGTTTCTTAGCTTGGACATTAACTAAGGTGATATCTGTGTCTGTGCCATAGCTACCTTCTGTGCCATAGCCTACTGCGTGTCCTTCCTTGACATAGTTATCTACTGGTTTTAGTTCATCACTATCATCATCGATGACTATGGTGAACGTTGGTTGCTTATCTTTCATTGTCTGTGATACGTTTCATTTCACTGAACCATATGCTGACTAATGCTACTATAAGCAATATTACTAACATTGTTTTCATGTGTATCTCCCTTCTAGAGTTTTTATTTGATCTGTTATGTAAGGTGTCACCAACCATCGTAACGTTATCATATGTTATTGATATACTAACTTATATGAAGATACAAGAGGTATGTTGCTACGATGATTGGCAATACTATTTTATTGATTACTACTAACACTTACAAGTAGTTTTTTGTAAGGTATTATAATATGTACTCGGAATAGACATTACTGCCTACTCCGAATACGGGGATTGGATTACACGCTAATGTGCAATCATTACATCTGGGTACGCTTGACCGCAATCCTCGGTGATATGAATATGCTATGACTACGCACATTAGTCGTAGGGTTTACATAGCACGTTTGCTCTCTGTCGTTCTGATCCTTAGTGTCGGATATATTCCAATCCTTGCTATCGACAAATGCAGCAAAGGCGTCATACTGTGCACTATCTTTAAGCAGGTTACTATCTGCTACAAAGGCAACACGTATGCTAGTAAAGTCTTCGCCTTTGTTGTCTTTGTTGATGTGTGCAAGATGCTCAGTAAGTGCTTTGGCATCTTTAAGCGGACTTAGTGCTCCGTCTTCCACTCTCTTACTGTCGGGTAGTCGTGCTCCCTTGAACCAGTAATTGATGCCAATCACTTCTGACATCTTAATCTCTTGTGTAGTATTTTTCATTATTGTCCCTCCTATGGGTACGTGATTTATATTGTGATGGTTTATCCACCAAAAAGAGTGCAGCTACCTCGATTCTTAATTGAGATTAATACTATCAGATAAATTCAACGTAATCGTAGGATTAATATCAATTAAGAAGGGAGGTAGGTGGTATATATACTACGTACACGCATTCTACAGTAATTTTTTAAACTATTGTAAGTAACCCAATAAAATCCATAAGTTATATTATGAAACACCTTGATAAGATATTAATGTTCTTAAAAGAAAATAAATTTTTAGAAAAATTCAATCAGGATACTAAAGAGTGGGAATCTGTTGAAATAGATATATCTGATCCAGAAATTTTAGAAACGTTAGAGATTATGTCATCTGAGATGGCGATAACGATTAAAAGAGAAAAAATGAGAACAGGTTTAGATAAAATTAAAGATGAAGATAAAAATTGATTGTAAGGTATTAACGTTAATAGTAACGTTAAGGGATACATTAATTATTTAGATAATTAATTACGTAAAGGAGAAACGTTAATGGCAATGCCACGAAAAAATAATAAACCTACTTTAAAAGAAGTAATGGCTATCATGGGTAAGATGATGATACACTTAGAAACTTTGAAGGCTGATATTGTTAACAATGCTAGAGTAGTAGACGAGTATATACAGTTCCAGGGTGATAAAGACGGGTTCATGCAATATTTAAAAGATAAACTAGATATAGATGATAAAGATAACAAAGAAACTAAAGATAAATAAATATAAAGCTAAAGACTATAAGGTTTATACTCCTGAAGAGTCTAAGGGTAAACCATATAAGCATTGGCAGAAATGTTATCCAGGTGAACTAGGTGTTAGTGATGACGGCTATGTAAGCGAATGTATTTACAGGAAAGAGTATAAGAATGGTATAGAGATGACATTCCCTTACGGTAGGCAATGGTTAGGACATAATAGACGATTAGAGTTTGAACCACGTTGGCGTACAAAAAATTTTAATACAGTATCTACTAAGTCTTATACTGAAATAGAAGCTAAAAGTAAACGTGCAGAACTAGCAGTAGATAGTTATCTGGCGTACAAGATGGCAGGAGAATCGCCCGATCTATCTGTAATTGGTAAGTTGTATAGACCAGACCAGAAAGAACCTGAGATTGCTGCAAAAAGATTATTGAAGTCTAAGGAGGTTAAGAAGATGATTAAAGATAAGTTAAAAGATATACTAGTAGAAAAAGGAATTGATGAAGGTTTTGTATTAGATGTTATGAAAGATGCTATTGTAGTAGCTAAGATGAAAGAGAACAGTGGCGATATGATTCGTGCTGCTAAAGAACTATCTGTGTTTGTAGATATGCAACCTAAAAACAAACAAGTTACCGAAACATTAGAAATGGATATCTCACATCAAATAGGAAATCAATTTGAAACACAAAAGAAAAAACTAAAAGCAACGCAAAAGAAAGAGCTCCCTAATGGAGAAACGGATAGTATTACAGGGTAAAGAAAATAATTTGTTAGTATTTTTAGCCACCTTAATACAGGTAGCTGAAGATATGAACTTGGATGTAACTATAATTATAGATGAACAAAAATAAAATATTATTAGAGATGCAACAAGATATGCTGCTATTCGGCCGAATGGTAATGCCGAATATGTTTAGCAGTGAATCTCCACCGTTTCATTACGATCTAACTAAAGAGTTATTAGATACCGATACTAAACAAATTAATATTATAGCACCACGTGGTCATGCTAAGAGTTCTGTTGCTGCTGGTATTTTTCCATTGTTTCATTTAATGTTTACTAAGGGTGTAAAAGTGATTGTACTTGTATCTCGTACGCAATCACACGCAACAAAGTTACTTGGAACGATAAAAGATGTTCTTGACTATTCACAGGAGTTTCGACACTTCTTTGGATATTGGGGAATGCAGTCAGCTAAGAAGTGGACTAACACCGAAGTGGAATTAAAAGATGGTAGTTTAATTATTTGTAAAGGTACAGGGCAACAGATACGTGGTATTAAACATGGTAATCAACGACCAACGTTATTAATATTAGACGATCCAGAAGATGAAAATAATACTAAAACCTCAGAAGCTATGGAATACAATCTACGTTGGTTGTTGCAATCTGGTGTTCCATCCTTGGACCCGTTATCTGGTAGAATATGTGTTATTGGCACTCCGCAGCACGAACGTTGTATGGTAGAAACATTAAAAGAAATGAAAGGTTGGAGTACCTTAGAGTTTAGACCAGACCTAGAAAACAATGTAGCACTATGGGATGAAGTGTGGCCTATAGATAAATTAAAACAAAAGAAAGAAGAATTAGAAAGTATTAATCGACTGTCTGTGTTCTATAGGGAGTATTTGTGTCAAATTGTAGGAGATGAAGATGCTTTATTTAGAAAAGACTATATACAGAACTACGAAGGATATATCGAAAAAGATGAACAAGGATTGTCAACTCTCATCCTGACGAGCCTTAATGGCGAGGAAGTAGAAGAGAGTAGACCTGTAAACATCTTTACAGGAGTCGATCCTGCATCCAGTACGAAAAAGACTGCTGACTTCTCTGTGATATTTAATATAGCTATAGATCAAGAAGGTAATAGGTTTTGTCTTCCTTACTACAGGAAAAGAGCTACGCCTTTAGATTTAGCAGATGCTATTATAAGTAACTTTAAAACATTTAGAAGTACCAAGACTAGAATTGAATCTGTAGGTTATCAGGAAATGTTACGCCAATACATTAAAGAAAAAGCAGAAGAGATGGGTATGTTTATACCAGGATTAGAAATTAAAGAGAATCCTAGAACTAGCAAATCTTATAGATTAGAAAGTTTGCAACCTATCTTTGCTAACGGTAAGGTATTTATACAACCGTCTATGCAACATTTCGTAGATGAACTGTTACTTTATCCTAGAGGTAAACACGATG